GCGTAAGGAAAAAATGCACGTTGGTGCGGCGCTGCTGTTGAGCGGCGTCGCGTCGGTTTCCTGTGAGGGACCGACATCACCAATAACCTGTCCGACCGTGGATGTTAAGCACGGTGGACGTCTCGTGGTATTGACCCCCCCGCTTGGAAGCGGAGGGAAATCCTTGTCTTGCCGACCTTCGCAGAGCGAGGCGGACAAGGTCATGCCGGCGGCCTCCTGTGATAGAGGACGCGCCCAGCATGGCAAGGACACTGCTACAGTTGTAGTCCCCGGCAGTAAGGGGGTGGCAATTGTGGACAAACGAGTGTTGAAGTTGTGGGAGAAGGACCCGGAGCTCAAACGTCATCATGACGAAGAGGCTGCCGAGCGCCTGCGACAGAATACTGAAGATTATGTGAGTGACACTATGAAGTGTTTCATTGATCTGTTTGTCTTTTTTGGTATGAAATATGACCGGAAATGCAGTGAAAGACTGGAACGGGCCGCCCGTAGATTGTCCCTCTATCCCCATGACGTTCGCGTCAAGGTGATGAAGTACAAGCTGGCGGCCGCGTTCAGTTGGGCACTTGACCTGACCCCACCCGAGGCACCGAAGGAGGTGCAGGGTGAGTCCTGTCCGTGGTGTTTCGTGGGCGGCCGATTCTACATGTTCATGTGTCGACAGAAGCGCCAACCGCTGGTGAAGCGTTTGGAATTCTTCTGGTCGTACCTCATGTTGAAGAAGGGCCTTCCACGACCGGACGAGACGGTCGTCGCCAAAGGCGTGAGTGATACGATCGACGATTTGTCGCGAGGTAGGGTACCTGCGGCATTGTTGTCGAAAGTGTTTGACTATGGCTTTGAGTGTGATGGCAGTACATGTGTATCGTTGGATGCGTTGTGTACTGACTATGATGGCGACGACGCCGCTCACGATCGTGTGTTGATTGATGAGTGTCGGCGGACAACGCGTGAGGTGATGCGCTCCAGCCGACCGGCTGACATGTCGAAGGGTTGCTTCCCGAGTATCCGTGCACACTGCACCGACCTCCCGGAAGCCCTCGACTATGCCCGGTTGTGCGAGAGGAGTGAGGACCCATCGTTTGCCTGCCCCCAGATACGTGGACGTATACGTACTACACCAATCGTGAGTACCAATACAACGTTCGCGTCATTCGGTCGTGAAATGGGTGGCGCCATGGGCGCACTCTATTCGACTTGTACCGATTACTGGGAGCGGTCTCCTATGATCTACTGTGGACGATTGGGTCCAAAACAGCGGAAAGGGACCGTGGACAATGAGCGGTGTGTGTTCAGTGTCGTGAAGTGGGATGGCGAGTGCATCCAGCCGGAGGTACCGTGCGTGATCTTATCAGACTATGGAAGACGCCTTTTTCAAGCTCGCGTTCGCAGTTGTGCAGAACGCGAGATGACAATGGCCGTACCCGTGGGTCTGCCCGAACCGTTGAAAGTTCGCGTGATCAGCAAGGGACCAGCCCATTCGTATACTTATTTGCACCGACTGCAGAAGGAGATGTTCGCGA